GAACAAACACTAGACAAGATCAAACACAATCGTCGTGAAGGGTTTTGTGCTGGTAATGTAACTAAGTATATTGATCGTTACGATACCAAAGGAACTCCTCGTGCAGATCTCTTTAAAGTACTGCATTACACTATTCTCCTGATCAATCATCTTAACCTTATTGAAAACAAGTGATGAAACTTTCTGAAAATACTATTTCTATTTTAAAAAACTTTTCGACTATTAATCCTAGTATCTACATTCGAAAAGGTAATGTCATCAGAACTATTGCAATGTCTGGAAATATTGCTGCATCTGCAAAAGTTGCAGAAGAATTTGATAATGAATTTGCAATTTATGATCTGAATCAATTTCTTAATGGTCTGAAACTTTATGATAATCCACAACTAGATTTTTCTGAAGAAAATTGCGTATTGGTGAAGCAAGGAAGTCATACCATTAAATATTTTCTAACTGATCCTACTCTTATTTTCGCACCTGAAAATAAAGATATTGTTCTCCCTTCTAAAGATATTTGTTTCCAAATTGATGAAGCACAATTTGAAAAATTAGTTCGAGCTTCATCTGTTTTTGGTCTTCCTAACCTTTCAGTAGTTGGGGAAGATGGAAAAATCGAATTGCAAGTTCGACAGAAAGAAAATGTTACATCTAATGAAGTATCTATTGTTGTGGGTGAGACTGAGGATGAGTTTTGCTTGAACTTCAAAATTGAAAACTTGCGGATTATTCCTGGATCCTATAACGTAGTTATCTCAAGGCAATTCATTGCAGAGTTTACAAATCAGAATTTTGATTTGACTTATTTTGTTGGTCTTGAGAGTGATAGTTCCTTCATCTCTTAATTTTTATTATGGACTTTTTGTTTTATCTAACACCTATAGGTAGAGAAATCATCAGCAGTGTTATGCTAAAAAACTTTAGAATTCAGGAAAATCCTCCTATTTGTAAAAAATATAAAGATTTGTTTGGATATACTAAAAGTCCCAATTTTGTAATTTGCACAGATAACATTAAAAATAATATCAGTCCAGTATCACATTATGTAAATGAAACTGTATACCATGAAGCTGTTCATGTTGTACAATCATGTAAAGGTGGTCCAATTAATATAAAAGACATTACACTTAGTTCTGAAAAATTGAATGATGTAAATCGTTCTGTAAATTATGGAACTTCTGCAAGTGTTTATGAAATGGAATCTTATTATTTGGAAGATAAACCTGAGTTGGTTTCAAGTTATTTGAAAAAATACTGTTTTTAATTTGTTATGAACATTTTTGTTGTAGATCAATGTCCAAAAAAATCTGCTGAACAACTTCCCGATAAACATATTGTAAAAATGCCCTTAGAGACCTGTCAAATGGTCTCTGTGATATATTCGGATTGGTATTATAATTGGGGAACAATTAACAAAGTAGATGGAAATCCTTATAGCACCAAACGAGGAGCATTCCGTAACCATCCATGTACTAAATGGGCATCAGAATCTTACGGGAATCTTGCCTGGTTGCTTTCCCATGGACTATTTCTTTGCTTAGAATATACTGAACGTTACAATAAAAGACATTCCTGTCAGAATACAATTGAGCAGGCAATTGATATATTTAATAGTAAAAGTGATAGGTTATTCTCTAATTACCAAGATGTAATAGAATTTACTCGTGCAATGCCAGATGAGTTGAAAAATAATACGTCTATAAGTACAATGGAAGCATATCAAAAATATGTTGCATCTAAACCTTGGGTGAAAGATAATTACCTAAGAAAACCTGAAAGACTACCTGAGTGGATTTTTAATTATGCGTGATGACTTTTTGTTTGTTGAAAAATATGCACCAAAAACCATAGATGAATGTATTCTTCCCGAAGAACTGAGGAAGTTTTTTAATGAAATTAGAAACTCTAAAGAAGTTCCTAATTTAATCTTGTCTGGTCCTCCTGGGATAGGTAAAACTTCTACAATTAAAGCTCTATCCAATGAACTTGGATTGGACTTTATGATGATTAATGGATCAGAAGAAGGACGTTTTATTGATACTATTAGAAATAAGGTTCAAACTTATGCATCCACAGTATCACTTACAAATACTGGTAAAAAAATACTTTTGATTGATGAGGCAGACAATGTAACTCATGATGCCCAACTTGCTTTACGTGGGGCAATTGAAAAACTTCAAAAGAATTGTATTTTTATTTTTACTTGTAATTACAAAAATAAAATTCTTCCACCTCTTCATTCTAGATGTTCAGTATTAGATTTTACTATTCCTACAAAAGAAAAACCTAAACTGGCTCTAGCATTATTTGAACGTATTGAAAATATTTTAAAATCTGAAAATATTGAATATGAAAAGAAAGTTCTTGCACAACTAGTGCAAAAATATTTTCCAGATTTCCGTAGAACTCTAAATGAACTTCAAAGGTATTCATCTACAGGTAAGTTAGAATTAAATTCAATAACATCTTCATCTAATGCAAATGTTTTAGAATTAATGGAATACCTGAAAACTAAAAATTTCACAGAAGTCAAGAAGTGGACTACTTTAAATATTGACAATGATATTAGTAAAGTTTTACGTCAAATTTATGATGAACTTTATAAAGTATTGGTTCCATCTACTCTTCCTGCTGCTGTTTTGGTTTTAGCAAAATATCAATATCAAAGTGGTTTTGTGATGGATCAGGAAATCAATCTTCTTGCATGTTTAGTTGAAATTATGTGTGAATGTGAGTTTGTATGAGCACTTCTCCTTGGGATTGGGTAAAAACAATAACGAGTACTAAAGAAAATCTATTAGAGACTGAAGATTTAAAAACTTATGAACCTTTCATAGTAAATAAAGCTTTATCGTATCATTTTGATTGTACTTTATATGCAAATGAAATGAATAAGCATTTTTATCTAGATAAAGATATGCAGTATTCTTTTTACTTGCATGGTATTCGTAAAATGAAAAGAGGATTTTCTCCTTGGATTAAAAAAGAAAGTATACAAGATTTAGATTATATCAAGGCATATTATGGATATAATAATGAAAAAGCACTTCAAGTTCTTAGTATTCTCTCAAAAAAACAAATAAACTATATAAAAGATAGACTTGAAAATCGTGGATTTGAAAAACAATGACTAATGTAAATGAACCCCAAGTAAATTGGACACCATCTATGATGGTTGAAGTTACTCTAAACGAACCAGATGACTTTTTGAAAGTTAGAGAGACTCTTACTAGAATAGGAGTTGCATCTAGAAAGGAAAAGAAACTTTATCAATCCGTTCATATTCTTCATAAGCAAGGCAGATATTATCTGACACATTTTAAAGAACTATTTGCTCTAGATGGAAAATATGCAAATATTACAGTCAATGATGTTCAAAGACGTAATAGAATTGTTCAACTAGTTGCAGATTGGGGATTGATTTCTATTGTAAATCCAGATCAAGTAGTAGATATTGCTCCTCTCAATCAAATCAAAGTTATTTCTTTTAAAGAAAAAAATGAGTGGGCACTGGAAAGTAAATATTCCATTGGCAAAAAAGTTAAACCTGAAAACGAGTAATCAGTGATATAACCCGAATAAAATGGGAGTGCTAACCACACTCCCATTTTTAATGTAAGAAAATATATAATAATGAAATGAGATGCCCACTGGGATCTCATAAACTAAGATGCTCATTGGAGGTCAAAATGACAACTATCGCAAAATACAACACGTCTAACATTCAAAAGTTTTTTGAAGATATTGACAGACTAACAATTGGAATGGATCCATTTTTTAGTAGGTTAGATAATCTTCATGTTACTAATTATCCCCCATTTAATGTTATAGATTTAGGGAATGGTCAGCAACGATTAGAAATTGCAGTTGCAGGATTTTCAAAGTCTGAAATTAGTGTCTACACTGAAAATAATGTTCTAACAGTTTCTGGAACAAAAGAAAGTAGACCTGAAGAAAACTATAAGCATCATGGAATTGCTTCTAGATCATTCACTAGAACATGGCCAATTTCAGATGATATTAGAATTGGTGATGTAAAACTTATAGATGGTTTATTGTCTATTGAGGTATTGAGAATTATTCCAGATCATCAAAAGAAAAGAACTTATAGTGTTCTATAAATAAAAATAAAAAATGAAAACCTTTCAGGAATTTAAAAAAATTATAAATGAAATGGTAGGTGATTTTGGTTCTGGTGTAAGACCACCAAAACCCAAATGTTATGGGAAAACGACTACTTATGCCATGCTTCCCGGAAAAAGAGTATGTAAGTTCAAAAGAAAAAGATAAATACTTTTGAATATCGTCGGCGCAAGAGGAGTACCTGGCAAAATCCAGGTTGACTCCTCCTTTTTTTTGTGATATCATTGTTGGATACCAAATGTGAATGGAAAAATAAAATGATACAAGGACTATTACTTACAACTAACCAAATCTTAGTAACGGAAGTACATGAAGTGATGGTTGATTTGGGTGAACCTAATTGTAGGATGGTTAATCCTTGCACAATTAATAGTGATGGTGATCTTGTAAGGTACTTGTCTGATCACACAAATCAGACTACATTTATGATTTCATCTGATAAAATTTTAACTATCTTTGATCCACTTACTGATATAAAGGATCAATATAGAATTTTGACTGGATATGTAGAAGAGGTTTCAACTAGTGAGGAGGAGGAACTGAATTGAGATTTTACACTAATGTAACTCAAAAATTCGATAAAATGTTGGTTCGTGGATATGAAGATGGTGAAAGGTTTAACCAGGAACTTGAATTTTATCCTACATTATATGTTTTAAGTAAAAAAGAGACAGAACATAAGACACTTGATGGTCAATTTGTAAAACCAATTCAACCTGGATTGATTTCTGATTGTAGAGAATTTTATAAAAAATATAATGAAGTAGATGGATTTTCCATTTATGGGATGGATAACTATACCTTCCAATATATCTCAGATAATTATTCTGAGGATGAAATTAAATATGATATTTCTAAAATTAAATTATTTACAATTGACATTGAGGTTGCATCTGAAAATGGATTCCCCAATGTTTTTGATTGCTCAGAAGAACTTCTTTTGATTACAATTCAAGATTATAATACCAAGGAAATTATTACTTTCGGGTCTAGGGATTATTCTGGAAATAGAAAAGACTTCACATTTATAAAATGTGAAGATGAAGTTGATCTATTTAATAAATTCTTGGAATTTTGGGAAACTTCATCTCCTGATGTAGTAACTGGATGGAATAATTCACTGTATGATATTCCATATATTGTGGGTAGGATTGATAGAGTACTTGGTTCCAAAGAGGTTAAAAGACTTTCTCCTTGGAAAAATGTAAGAATTAGAGAAGTAGAAATTTCTGGAAGGACAAATCTTATTTGTGATATTTCTGGAATTACTATATTGGATTATCTCAATCTCTATAAAAAGTTTACTTATACTAATAGGGAAAGTTATGCACTTAATCACATTGGTGAAGTAGAATTAGGTCAGAAAAAACTGGACCACTCAGAGTTTGATACGTTTAAAGAATTTTATACAAAAAATTGGAATAAGTTTGTTGATTATAATATTCTAGACGTAGAACTTGTAGATAAACTTGAGGAGAAATTAAAATTAATTGAACTTTGTATTATGATGGCATATAATGCAAAGATTAACTTCGATGACGTTTTTTATCAAGTTAGGATGTGGGATGCAATTACTTACAATTATTTGAGAAAAAAGAATATTGCAATTCCACCTAAAGTTGCTTCAGATAAGGATGAAAAATTTGAGGGTGCTTATGTAAAAGAACCTAAACCTGGAATGTACGATTGGGTTGTGAGTTTTGACCTTGCTTCCCTATATCCAAGTCTAATCATGATGTATAATATTAGTCCAGAAACAATTTTGGATAATAAACATCCTAACATTAACATTCAAAAAGTTCTTAATAAAACTGTAGATACTGAAAGTTATTCTGAGTATGCTATATGTCCAAATGGATGTATGTACAGAAAAGATATACGT